TATCTACTTATTAGGTATATACTACATATTAAGTATGAATAAGAATGTACTGAGTAAAGTAAAGAACCTATCTTCTCTGCAAAAGCAAGAATTGTTAGTTCTGTTAGAAGAACTGGAACAAGCAAAAGGCAGAGAGAAATGCCATGAGGACTTTATGACCTTTGTTGGGGAGATGTGGTCAGCTTTTATACACGGAAAGCATCACGAGATAATGGCTGATGCGTTTGAGAGAGTCGCTAAGGGCGATTTAAAGCGTTTGATTATCAATATGCCCCCCAGACACACCAAGAGTGAGTTCGCTTCGTACCTATTGCCTGCATGGTTTCTAGGTAAGTACCCAGATAAGAAGATCATCCAAACGGCTCACACGGCTGAGTTAGCGGTTGGCTTCGGTAGGAAGGTCAGGAACTTAGTCAACAGTCCAGACTACAAAGCTGTGTTCCCTGATGTCAGTTTGCAATCAGACAGTAAGGCTGCTGGTCGTTGGAACACTAATCAAGGCGGAGATTACTTTGCGATTGGTGTCGGTGGTGCGGTTACAGGTAAAGGTGCAGACCTACTTATCATTGATGACCCTCATTCTGAGCAAGAAGGTGCTAGTGCGGACATGAATGTCTTCAATCGTACCTACGAATGGTACACATCTGGTCCAAGACAACGTTTACAGCCCAATGGTGCAATCGTTATGGTGATGACAAGGTGGCACAATAAAGATTTAACAGGTCAAGTTGTTGACGCAAGCATAAAGCGTGGCGGTGCAGACCAATGGGAAGTCATAGAACTTCCTGCAATCATGCCTTCTGGAAACCCTTTATGGGGTGAATTCTGGAAGATGGAAGAATTACAAGCTTTAAAAGCGGAGCTACCCAACAGTAAATGGATGGCTCAGTACCAACAAGACCCTACTTCAGAAGAAGGGGCGATTGTTAAAAGAGAGTGGTGGAAAGTATGGGAAGGAAGAGAACCACCCGATTGTGAATTTGTTATTCAAAGTTGGGACACGGCTTTTTTAAAGAATCAAAGGGCTGACTACTCTGCATGTACGACATGGGGAGTTTTCTACAAAGAAGATGACGAAGGAATGATAGTTCCTAACCTTATACTTCTAGATGCCTATAAAGAGCGCTTAGAGTTCCCTGACTTAAAGAAAATGGCTTTCGAGAAGTACAACGCCTATAAGCCTGATGCGTTCATTGTAGAAGCAAAAGCTGCTGGCTTGCCTTTAATCTTTGAATTAAGAGCAATAGGAATCCCTGTACAAGAATACACACCAAGCAGAGGTAACGACAAAATATCAAGAGTAAATGCAGTATCTGATCTGTTTGCTTCAGGAGTTGTACATGCTCCCTCAACAAGATGGGCTGAAGAAGTAGTTGAAGAATTTGCTGGATTCCCTAATATGGAACATGACGATTTAGTTGATAGCACTACGCAAGCTCTGTTAAGATTCAGACAAGGTGGTTTTATTCCCTTGCACTCAGACGAAGAAGATGAGCCTTTGGAACATAACCGAACTGCAAATTATTATTAGGATATTAAATGGCAATAGAAAGACAACCAGCTACACCTATAGACGGATTAATAGAACAAGAATCCGATGAAGAACTCACTATAGAAATAGAAAATCCTGAATCAGTTGCTATAGATACTGATGATGGTGGCATGATTATTGATTTTGATCCTAATGCTACAGAAGTAGGCGATGAAGACTTCGATTCTAATCTTGCAGAGTTTATGGATGACAAAGTTTTACAAGAACTTGGTGGAGAATTAGTAAGTTCTTACAACGGAGATAGAGAATCTCGTTCTGATTGGGAAGAAACTTACACTAAAGGTTTAGATCAATTAGGTTTAAAAATAGAAGAAAGAACGCAGCCTTGGGCAGGTGCATGTGGCGTATTCCATCCTATGTTAAGCGAGGCTGTTATACGTTTCCAATCCCAATCCATAACAGAAATGTTTCCTGCTCAAGGACCTGTAAGAACTAAGATTGTTGGAAAAGTAACTGAAGAAAAAGAAAAACAATCTCAAAGAGTAGAAGATTACTTAAACTATTTACTGACACATGAGATGTCAGAATACAGAACAGAAACAGAAAAGATGTTATTTTCTTTACCTTTGGCAGGTTCTGCTTTTCGTAAAGTTTACTTTGATCCTAGTTTAGATAGACCCAGCTCAATTTTTGTACCAGCAGAAGACGTAGTGGTTAATTATGGTGCTAGTGATTTAGAAACTTGTGAACGTGCAACACACGTTATGCGTAAGTCTTCTAATATTATTAGAAAAATGCAAGTCAATGGATTTTATAGAGACATAGAAATACCAGATGGTTCGCAAAGCACTTCTGATATTACAAAAAAATACAACGATATAACAGGCGAGTCTGATACTTATAACTACGATAAAAGTCATACAGTATTAGAAATGCAAGTAGATTTAGATTTAGAAGGGTATGAAGATACTGATGAATCAGGTGAGACAACAGGTATAGCTATACCTTACGTTGTAACGATTGATTTCCCAAGTGGAATTATATTGAGTATTCGTAGAAACTATTACGAAGATGATCCTAAGAAAATTAGAAGAATGCACTTTGTACACTATCAATATCTTCCAGGATTAGGATTTTATGGTTTTGGTTTAATACACATGGTTGGTGGATTAGCTAAATCAGCTACTTCCATACTAAGACAACTGGTAGATGCAGGTACTTTATCTAATCTTCCTGGTGGTTTAAAAGCAAGAGGCTTGCGTATAAAAGGCGATGATACCCCAATCATGCCTGGAGAGTTTAGGGATGTTGATGTTCCAGGTGGAGCTATAAGAGACAACATTACTTTCTTACCATACAAAGAACCATCAGGAACTTTATATCAATTACTACAAAATATAGTAGAAGAAGGCAGGCGTTTTGCTAGCATATCTGATATGAAAGTATCTGACATGAACAGTCAAGCACCAGTAGGAACTACACTAGCTTTGTTAGAAAGAAATCAAAAAGTAATGAGTGCAGTACAAGCAAGGCTTCACGCATCCATGAGAAAAGAATTTGATATATTAGTAGGGATTATTAAAGATTTTACAGAACCTTCTTATCCATATGAAACAGATGAAGAAGAATTTATTAAAGCAGAAGACTTTGATAATAGAATAGACGTATTGCCTGTATCTGATCCAAATGCAGCAACTATGGCTCAAAGAATTATGCAGTATCAAGCTGCAATGCAGTTAGCACAAACATCTCCTGAAATGTACGACTTACCAGAATTACACAGACAGATGCTTAATGTGTTAGGCATAGAAGACGTACAAGATATTATTCCTGATACGGATAATGTACAGCCAGTTGACCCTGTAACGGCAGTACAAAATCTAATTAATGGCATACCTGTACAAGCCTTTATAGAACAAGACCATGAAGCACACATTGCCGTAGTAGTTTCTGCCCAACAGAATCCTGAAATGCAAGCACTTATAGAGGAAAGTCCTAATGCTCCTTCTATAATGGCTGCTGGTTCAGCTTATGTTAATGAACATTTAACAATGAAATATAAGAAAGAAGTTGAACGTGAAATGGGTGTTGAATTGCCACCTCAAGGTGAGCCTTTGCCAGCAGATGTAGAAAAACGTATATCCAGTCTAGTAGCGGAAGCAGCAGAAAGAGTTCTAGGAACTGCACAAAATAAAGCTGCTCAAGAAAGAATACAAGAACAACAAAAAGACCCATTAATAATAGCTAAAGAAAGAGAGATGGCTGTTAAAGAAGGCGATTTACAACGTAAGATAGAAGAAGATAAAGCTAGATTACAACTAGATGCAGCTAAAGCAGCTAATAGAGATGAAATAGAAAAAGAACGTATTAAAAATCAAACAGAAATTGCTGGTGCTAGAATAGGACAACAAACTGCTAGCGATTTGCTTGCAAATAAACAAATAGAAGATAAAGCCGAAAGAGAAGAATATGAAAAAGGTATTGACATAGGTTTGAATATAGGAAAAGATATCACTAAGAATGAATAATGATATCACACAGCTATCACTTTCAGAACATATGAAGTTGAAGTTGCGTGGTATGATGAATGAACATGCTGACCATATGAGTACAGGAGCTTGTAAAGATTTCTCCGAGTATCAAAAAATGGCTGGTATTGTCGAGGGTTTAGCCCTTGCAGAGAGAGAACTTTTGGATTATGTCCAAAGGAACTTAGAAAAATAGGAACTCGACTCCTAAAGTCGTGCAAAATATGAGTAATAAAAAAGCAATAAAATTACCTCAACCAGAAAGTATTAAAACTCCTATAGTGGATGATGAAGTTAAAAGTCAACTGCCTGAACCTAAAGGCTGGAAGATTCTAATTGCAATGCCCACTGCGGAAGAAAAAACTGAAGGCGGTATTATTAAAGCATCCACAACAGTAAAAGACGAAGAAGTAAGCAATATTTGCGGATTTGTTTTAAAACTTGGACCAGAATGCTATAACGATACTAAAAGATTTCCTAGCGGAAATTGGTGTAAAGCTGGAGATTGGGTAGTATTTAGAGCTTATTCAGGTACTCGCATGAAAATGTACGGACAAGAGTTTCGCTTAATTAATGACGATACTGTGGAAGCAGTAGTTGACGATCCAACAGGAGTAGTTAGAGCATGAGTGAAACAGAAATAATAAACGAAGAACCTAATATCCCTTTAACTGTACCACAGTCACAAGAGGATAAGTTTTTTGGTCAAACAACAGAAATTAATAATGAAATTCCTGAAGGACTAGAAGTTGAAATAATTGACGATACTCCTGAAGAAGATCGTAGACCAAAAAAAGCAGAAGATACTACACCTGAAGTTGATGATGAAGCTGTAGATAAAGAAATATCTGATTACAGTAAAAAAGCTGGTGATCGTATAGCAAAAATTAAATACGAATACCATGAAGAACGTAGAGCTAAAGAAGCTGCTTCAAGAGAATCAAAGGAAGCCGTAGCTAGATTGCAAACTTTAATGTCTGAAAATAAAAAATTACAGACTATGGTTGACCAAGGCGGTCAAGTATTAAATAAACAAGCACATAACAATGCTTTATGGGCAAAACAGAATGCCACAGAATCTTTTAAGAAAGCTTACGAAGAAGGTGATGCAGATGCAATGACAAAAGCACAAGAATTGCTTTCTAAAGCAACTCTAGCTGAACAACAATCACCATCTATGGCACAAAATGTACAAAATCAGATAGTACAGAATATGCCAGTTCAAGCACCAATTTTACAAGAACCACAAATTGATCCTGAAATGCAAGTATGGGCACAAAAAAATCCTTGGTTTATGGGAAGTGAACCTGTGCATAAAGAAATGACTTCTTATGCAATGTATTTAGATCAAAGTTTACAAGCTAAAGGCGTAGACCCAGCCAGTAAATCACAAGAATATTATAATGAAGTTGATAATGCTATGAAGCAACAATTTCCTACTTTTTTCGGTGTTACTTCTACAAATGAAACAGAAATGTTTCAAGAAGGAACACCAAAACGACAACCTTCAACAGTTGTTGCATCCGCAACGAGGGATAGCGGAAACAAAAAACCCACGCAAATCCGTCTTACTCAGACACAAGTTAAGCTAGCTCGCCAACTTGGTATAAGTCCTGAGCAATACGCAAATCAATTATTAAGGGAGAGTTAAATGTCAGAAGAAAATAAAACTATTAATGAGGAAGTTTCAACTGATACTCCTGTAAACCAAGAGCGTACTCCTAGAGAGACAGATAGCCGAGAGGCTACTCAGCACACACAAAGCTGGGAAAATTCTGCTAATTTACCAACACCTAACCCACAAGAAGGCTGGGTATATAGGTACATCAGAACAGCCTTATTAGGTCAATCTGATAATCCTAATGTATCAAGACGTTTTCGTGAAGGGTGGATTCCATGTGAACTACAAGATCATCCAGAACTTCAAATACACATGATGGACCACGGATCAGAATGGGCAAAAAAAGGTAATGTTGAAATTGGCGGACAGTTATTATGTAAAATGCCTTCAGAGAAAGCGAAAGCCAGAGATAAGTATTTCCAAGACCTTGCTCAATCTCAATTAGACTCTGTAGACAATGTTTACTTTAAAGATCAGGATAATCGAATGGCGACCAAACAAGTGTTTGAACGCAAGTCGAGAACTTCATTTGGTAAAGATTCATAGAATCTTTAATAATTAATTTAATATAAGGAGACAAATATGTCATCAACAGCTACCCCTTTCGGGTCAAGACCCGTTGGAACTATTGTTGGAAGCCCTTATCAAGGAAAAGTTACTCACTACAAAATTAAAAATGCGTATGCTACTAG